CCCCTTTGTAGATCAACTTCTGTGGGGAAGAGACTAGTGAGACGCCTAACTTTGTGCAGCATCAATTAACATGAAAGAACCACAACTCGTGGAGGCTTTTGTATGGTAAACGAAGAAGAAATCATTGAAACTGAAGATGAGGCACCTGTAGTGAGGACCGGATATGACGCTGTCCCGATTCACTTTCGTCCAGGAAAATCACCTGAGAAGCGAATAAAACTCGTTATCCCAGGTGTCGAACCACCGCTGCTATACGCAGTGATTACTGGTGAGGATCCTGAACACGTTGAGATTGAAATTATTTCGCAGGAGGAGATCGACTCTATAGATGACACGCCTAAGGGCGAGGTCTTTGATGGAGATTTGGATGCTGCTGTCGTCGCAGACGAGGCTACACCGATGGACGACGCTGAAGTTGTTCCCATGGACGCCGAGGACCTAGAACAGGCCGAGGAAGAAGCGGAGAGCATGGAAGCGTTGGACAATATTATCGACGAGTTACCCGATGTTGAACCTGAACCAGAAGTGGAGATGGAGATCTCGGAATACGCCGGTATATTGATTGCTAACGATGAAGAAGCTGAGCAACAGGTTATAGTTGTACACGCCATGGAAGGCGAGGACGACTCGGAAGCTGTTCAGCGTGTCTTGGCCGATAACGAAGGTTATAGAGTTGGTACTCTTGACCAAGCTATCGAAATACTAGGGCACAGCCCCTTGACTGCAGAGGATAACTGATACGATGACAACGTGCTGCAAGTTAGGTCTGGTAGTAGTACCACCGAGAACGCTAAGAGTAAACGTTCTCAGATTCGGGTGAGGGCATGTCTAAGGACGGCTCCGACCGTGAGAGAATGCGTGAGATACAAGAGAAGGAACTGGAAACCTTCAAACGTAAGCTCAACAACTCTGTTTTGACTAATAAATTAATGGCTGAGGGTGCAACCATCGTCGAGAACGACGACATGCCCCTTAAGCAAGTAGGACAGCTATACCGAGCGCAACTACCGTTGCACAATGGTGTCGACGCTGAGTACTTGACGCAACTTGGCTTGAAGGCTAAGAAGGACCCGCAAACGCGGTTATCTCTGAACTCTCTCGCTAAGAGCGCGATTGCTCATGCTCCTGAGGTCATCGGCCAACACTGGCAAGGTGAAATCAAGAAGATCGACAACGCACGTGGATCGATGGATGCGGAAGGTTTTGCTGACCGTCTAGTTCCCTATGTATATCACGAAAGTGCCAGATCAGGATTCGATTCCGAGTTGAAGGCAACTTTCACTGAATATTGCAAATTTGTGTGGAATAAGATAGCCCAGGCGTACGCCGCCACAGCGACCCCGCTCTCAGATTACATTGAGTGGAAGGCGCAGCTGAAAAGCGGGACTAACTCAGGCCACCCCCTCTATGAATCCTTAACCAAGGATCAGTGGGAGAATACTTACATACCACAACTAATGGATATGTTGCGTGAAGTCGCAACCACTGGAGGTATCGACTCAGACTCGATCTGGGCCGAGGGCATCTATGTCTTGTTTGGACGCACGCCGGATCGACCGGTACACGGAGTATCTGCTTTCGAGAAGTTAGCAGGTGCGAAGATCAACTACGATCTGACGCGTGGCCTAGGAGACGGCAAGTACAAATACATGGCTTGGATGTCACTTGAGCAGATGTTTCAGCGGATGGCCGTACCCATGGGCTCCGTAGAGACTACTATTCATGAAGACTTTAAGTGGTTCGATACCACAATTGGTGTAGAGATCGCTGAATGCGTGTTGGACGGGTACCTTGAAAGTGCCATGTTCTTGGGTCAGCCGGAGAACCGTAATATACTTGAGTTCTTACTCAGGCAATTGACGACTCCGACCTGGATACGAATTTCACCGAACAATCTACTAAAGATGAAAGCTGGTCTGTACTCAGGTACGCCAGTAACACAGTTATTTGGTTCCGTCGTTCACGGCGCTTACCTAGAATTGTTGCGAAACGAAAGAGGTGTAGGAATAACCGACTATTGCGTACTAAGCGATGACGGTATGTGCACTTTCGAAGGATCGTACGATGAAGGGGTCGCCGCTGTAGCAGGGCCGTTTGTTGATCTAGCCACTGAAATTGGCATGGTCATCAGCCCTGAGAAGTCTTATGTTGCCAACATTCGTAACAAGAAGGTGATGTTCTCGCCAGCTGACCACGAACCGGTAGTAAGACACGACGTAGGACCATTCCTTCAGAAGTATGTGCAGGTCGACGACCCAC